GTTTCTATGAGTACCAGCATGTGATGGGAAATAAGATTCCTTCAGTGCTACTAGTTTCTCACGATATTCTTCCTCACTATCAAACTCAACATTTTCTGCAAGAGAAGCAAGCTTGTCTTTCTGAGAAAGGGCGAGCCCTTCAGAAATTTCACTAAAGATTACATCAGTGACTGATTCTGCTAGTCTTTTGTTAAGAGTAATATTTCTCTCAATCTGTTCGTTGAGTTTTGTCTCCATCTCATCAAGTTTTTCTACCATACTCTCAAGAACATCATATCTTTCTTCAGGAATAGTTACATAATGATTTTCAAAAAGTTCTTTTAGATTAACTAAGAAACTTTCGGTCATTTCTGAGCGAAGTCCTTGTTCTACAACTAGAGCATTTTCCTCTAGCCATTCTTGAGCTACATACTCAAGATATGAGTCCACTCTTTCAGTTAGACTCTCAGCAATAACTTGAATTTCTTCAACTAATTGCTCTTCATATTTAGCAATAATTGCTTCTTCTATTTGCTCTGTTCTTGCATTTAGAGCAGCTTCAAAAACTGTTTTTGCTTTAAACTTAAACTCTTCGGAGAGTTCTTCACCAGAAAGGAGTGCCTCAACATCTTCTTCGATTTGAGACTCGATCTCTTCGATCTCTTCTTTCATTTCTTTTTCTTTCTTGGCTTTTTTAGCCTTCATTCTTTCATTTTGTTCATCTTCACTAGGGTCATTTTCCTCATCATCTTCTTCTGAATCGCAAGAAGTAGCTTCTTCTACCACTTCTTCTTCATCTTCATCCTCATCATATTCCAAATCTTCATCTTCTACTTCATAATCCTCATCATCATCTGCAGCCTCCTTTACGGCACCTTTAGCAAGATGAGGCATTGGGTCAGCTTTACCAGCACCACGATTTACCACATCTCTAACTTGAGCTAAGATAGCAGCAGGATCTTTTAGTTTTGCACTATCATTATCTGGTTTGTAATCTTGTGGTGTAGGTCCTCCTAAATCTTCCCAACCAGCTTTTTGACCGTCAGGAATATTGTTAGTTAATTTAGGCATTGGCTCTGCTGGTTTGGCACCAGCATTAACAACATTTTTCACTTGCTGAGTGCCTACTTCCATTTCTTGTAAATTTTTTCTTCCACGAGGCATTTGTATTCTCCGAAAAGATTATTGTTTATTTCTGTATATATTTATATTTTTAGGATTTTATATTAATTTTAAGTAGTTTTCAAAGTGTTGGAGCATTCTTTCTTCATTTAAATTTCCAGAAATTACATCCTTCTCAATCTTATTTTTTATTCCAGATGCAATCCACTCTTGCTTTCTGCTGTCATATAGCCATTCAACACCTTCATAAATTCCATTTACAAATGCAGCAGGAGCAGATGGATCATGTACAATATCAGCAGCAGTTGATAACATGAAATCTTCACTTACTTTACTATATCCTTCATTTGTTGGTACTAATGAGCCAACACCACGAGATGAAACTCCAAGTTTTACTCCTTCTTCATATAAGCCAGCAGCAATCTTACCCATTGGTAGTGTAGTAAGTATTTTAGCCTTTCCTATAATATTTGTTCCACTTTCTTTTAATGAAATTATACTATGTGAAACTCTATCTAAATTTATAGATGGTCCTGCTGGATGGCCAAGCTCACCAACAGCCCTTCCCTTACTCAAATAATTTTCAACATAAATTTGTACTCCTCTGCGAAGAGTTTCCATTGGGTACATTCTTTTATTACGGTTGCAAATATCTCCTTGAAGAAAAATTCCTTCTATATAAAGATTTTTTTTGCCGTTAGTTTCTTCAACTATAACTTCTACCTGATCGATTTCTTCGGTGATTAGTTTCATTTTTTTAAGCGTAAGCGTTTACTTGAATTTCGGTTATATGAACTTTATTTAAATTGGATCCTGCATTGTATGCAGCAACCTTGGTAACTTTTCTTAGTTCACCTTCCTGATCTGTAACTGAAGTCACAGACGAAGTATTCCAATCTAAAGTCAATCTTGTATTATGATAACTATCAAAAGACATTCTATCATCTACAGTAAGAACAGTAGCAAAATTCGTATTAATTCCAGATGGAGCGCATCCAGAAATTGAAACTACATCTCCAACATTAAATCCGCCACCAGTTCCCTCTGGGAATATGATAGTTGTGGTAGAACCAGTAATTATTCCAACAAATCCTTTTGAACCCCATTCTTCTTTTAGAACAATACTTTCATTTGCAGGAACGTATATACTTGTTGAGGTATTAATTCCAGGATTTGGACCAACTTCAATATATGAATTTTGAGTTGGAGTAATAAGAATGTATCCAGTTTTCATTGCAATTGGTACAGAAGTAGATACACCACCAGAAGATGGTATATTAATTGCTGCAACTTTTTGAATTACTTTGAACGTCATTATATTATTAAATACTTTATTAGTTATTTATTATTTTTTTAAGTTAGATCGTAAAAATTCAAAGATCCAATAACATTCCCGTCAGAACCACTTAATTTTTTTATACCAAGAGTGAAAATATCGCTCACTTTAGATTGAGTTCTTCCTAACTGTAAATCAAAATTATATTTTTCGTCTTGATTGATAGAAACAAAAGCTTTATTTGTAGAAGTTATATAATCATTATTAAAAGTAACTCCTCCAGTCATTCCCGTAGAGCTGATATCGTATTCAACATTTGGAGAATCTGAAGATGTAAAAGCTGCTCCAGATAATACGGGATTTTTAATTAAAGCAACTTCCCAAGCACTTTCTTGTTGACTGCTAACTATTACATTGAATTGACTAGGAATAACAATTGAGTCTTCTCTTCCAGGTTTTAATCTAATGCTTACCAGAGGTGTAAAAGAAGATGTAGTTCCAATTCCAACTTTAAAAGTATCTCTTCTAGCTACATTTTGAGCTACTACTTTCTCATATCCACCATTAGATTGAACAGAAATGCATATCTGTTTTAAAGTAGATGCTGATGTTGTTACCCCTGTATTTAAAATTTCATATCGAACTGGAAGAGATGCAGTAGTCATATAAACACTGTCTATAATATTAGCGTGCTCAAATCTATGTGCTATATGAAAATTTCCCTCCTCATGTGCAAAACCACACCTAACTGCACCAACTCCTAGCCATTCATATTCAGTAAACATCAACTGTACTTTGGATAAATCTAAATTATGTCCAGTAATTCCAGTTCCATCAAATTTATCAACATTCCATTCATTTTGTGGAATTCTAATTTCAGTAACAATTCCAGATTTAGATGTTCTCATCAACCAAAAAACTGTTGTAATTCCAGAAGAAGATGTTGCTTGTTCTAAAAATACACCATTTTCAGATGAACCATATCCAACTCTTTGAGTAAGATTTCTTTTTGGTGAATTCAGTACAAATGTTTGAAACACTTGTAATGCTTTTCCTGGTTGATAAGAAAATATTCTTTTACTTTCTCTTATAATAGAACATCCTGCAGTAGTTCCAATACCTAATGTTGCTGTACTTTGATGAGTTATAAACCCAACAGTAGAACCCGTTCCTAAAATTACATCATCAAAGTCACCATCTTGACTATACCTATGTGTAGAATCAAAAAGGGTATATGGTTCAGATACTTTTAATCTGCCAAATAGATCTAATGAGAATCCCTTACCTAATGGGGATTGATCGTATAAGTGAGACATTTATATTATTCTCCAAGAATTACCTTTCCAAATAAATGTTAAACTACCATAATCGTAAGCTAATACTGCTTTATCTCTACCATCAATTAAATCTAATCCTGATGGATAAATTGTTATGTGTCTATTGTTTCCCCTAGAAGCTTCTCCAAGTTCGTCTTTTATTACGAATACTTTACCTTCTCTATCTGCTTTTGGGAGAGTTATGGAAACTGCCCCTGAGTAATTAACTCCAATATAATAATCTTGTGCCTTTATTGTATAAGATGAAGTAACTACAGAGGTTACTGGAACATCCATATACGTAAGATTACTTTCACCTCCTCCACCTAAAGTTGAAAGTTGTTGTTGTATTCTAGAAACTAATAAATTATAATGCTTATTTAAATCTTCTAAAGTAGCAAAATTTTTATTTAAGGGGGTTAATGGATCATTTTGCTGTTTTACATTACTAGGTTCTGATAAAAGACCTAAAGATTTTTCTATTAAAATATTTTTACTCTCGGTTACTGTAGGAGATTCTCCTCTCCCTATCAAAGAAACTCCAGAGGATTCAATTTTCTTTTTCTTTTTAGGTTTTACTTTAGGTTTATCAACTTCTTTTTCTAATTCTTTCCAAAAGTAATCTTCAAAGGAGTTAGAAACTAACTCCTCTATTTTTTCTTTCTTTTCCTTCTTAGCTTCACCAATTAAAGAAAAGAAGTCATTTAAATCTTTTGATTTAAAATCGAAATCTTTCACTCTTCCTCATCTTCACCAAAAACTGATGCTGCAACATAAGGCTTTAATGCTTCAATATTTTCAGCAGATTTCGTATATAAAATTTCTTTAATTTTATCTGCAATATCAGATGCATTGGCATCATTTACGATTAAATCTACAATAGGATTCATAATAGTAAAAAATATTAAGTATAAAGTATTTAGATTTCTCCTGGCTCAACATTTGAGGTAGATATTCCAGGTTCTTTAGTTGGAGAACCTAAAGTATCTACATTCCCAGGAACTTGTTGGTCCTGTCCTTGTTGTGCAATCATATCTGCAGGATTTGGAATTAATCCTTTCTCCATTTCATTTTTAATCTGCTTATCAATTTCATTGATTTCATCATCAGATTGATTTAATATAGATCTCCTGACGTAATCTATAGAAAAATACCTACCAACATAAGGTTCCATTGCAGATACCACACCTAATTTATCATTCATTATTTCATTTTTCTTAAGTTCCGCAAAATGATTATCATATAGAAAATCGAACTGAATATGATCAGATAATATTTCCCAATCTTCTGGAGTAACTATATTTTTTAAAATCAATTGAGTCTTCAACATATCTATAAAGAGTTGAGAAAATCTCTTTCTCAACCTTCCTACAAATCTAGTAAATTTAAGTTCATCTCTTAAGATTTCTGAAGAACGACCTAAATTAAACCCACCACCAGCATCAAGTCTTGTAGATGGAACTCCTAAAGATTTATATAATTTCTTTTGAAAATATTCAATATCTGCTAGCTCACCTAAGTTTTGTCCTCCAGGTAATGTAGTAACCTCAGTACCTCTTCCACCCTCTCTTCTTGGAAGCCAATAGTCTTCCAACATAGCCATATATTTTCTATCATCCTTTATTTCTCCAGTGTCCGCATTATATACTAACTTATTTCTATAACGATTCATTACATCTCTCATGTATTGCTCAGCCTTAATTTTAGGCAAATTGCCAACATCAATATAAAAAAGTCTTTTTTCACTTGCTCTTGACAATCTATAAATCACAATACTATCCTCAATCATTCTCAACTGATTGAGAGATTTTATAGCTTTATGTAAATATGAAAGAATAGTTTGTCTATTTCTATCTACCAGTCCAGAAGTTACACTTGTTATACTATCTTTAGTTAACTTTATAGCTTTAGATGATGCAGAATAACTAGAATGTAAACTAGAAGCCGTTGGTGTATATCCTACATTTGGATCATACAGATAGAATTCCTCAATTTC